TAATGTTGTCAGCTCATCTCTATAACCTTCAGCTAAATCTCTTGCAGAGTTAGTAGCAACGACATCTGCAGCAGTCAAGACTACATCTGCATTAGTTAAGACTACATCTGCAGCAGTCAAGACTACATCTGCATTAGTTAAGACTACATCTGCATTAGTAGATACTAAAGAAGCAAAACTAAAATTTGAGGATGAAGCAGCAGCAGTAGCAGAACCACCAGCAGAAACAACAGAAAGAGAACAAGAAGTCTGCGAAGCAGAAGCAGAAACTACATCTGCAGCAGTCAAGACTACATCTGCATTAGTTAAGACTACATCTGCATTAGTTAAGACTACATCTGCATTAGTTAAGACTACATCTGCATTAGTAGCAACGACATCTGCATTAGTTAATACTACATCTGCATTAGTAGTAACGACATCTGCATTAGTTAAGACTACATCTGCAGCAGTATCAATAGTATCTTGGTTTGTAGCTGCTAAATCTGAAGCAGTGTCTAGAGTATCTTGGTTTGTAGCTACTAAATCTGCAGCAGTGTCTAGTGTATCTTGGTTTGTAAGTACTACATCTGCATTAGTTAAGACTACATCTGCAGCAGTATCAATAGTATCCTGGTATGTAGCTACTAAAAATGCAGATGTAGTTAGAGTATCTTGGTTTGTAGCTGCTAAATCTGCAGCAGTGTCTAGAGTATCTTGGTTTGTAGCTACTAAATCTGCTGCTGTAGATGCTGCATATCCTTTTGATTCCTCAACGAGATTGCCCACGTCAAAAGAAGCAGCAAGCTCTTGTGTAATTGCTATCCCTTGTCCTCTGTCGATAGAACTTACAGGTGTAGACGAGCTAGGAGCTAAGGGCTGGCTGGTTGCTACAGTTTGTCCTCTATCGATTGCCATAACTTATCCTCTCCTAATTCTGTAATCTACGTCTCATAGCTTTAACTGCCAGAGCTAATCTTTTCTTCTTACTCAACTTCATTGAATCACCTCACTATGGAAATTAGTTTAATAAAAGCCCCTCCGAAGAAGGGCTAGGGTTAAACTAACTGATTATTCACCAGTCATCTGTACAATAGAACCAGCACGGACAACCTTAGTACCATATACAGTATCAGCAGTAAACAGGTCAGCTAATGCTTCTTGTTTGTACTGAGTCTGTGTACGTACACTTTGTTGTGTAGCTAGAACTAAAGCATCCTTTTGGAACATAATAGCCTTAGCGGTAGCACCGGTACCAATGTTAGATGAAACATATACATCCACACCATAGATAGAACCTACTTTACCAGTAGAGATAGCATTACCATTACCGATGAATGCTTGCTCAGTGAATCTATCAGTCGCTAATAGAGCAGTGTAAGCTGAAGGAGAACAAACTAAAGAACGATTGTTCATAGGAGTATCGTTGTCATTTAATGACTCGATACCTGCTAGGATGTTAGTATCCCAATTAGCATCAGCAATGCCTACTAAGTCTGAAGCACCTGTGCCAACTACTGAAGCAGTACCTGTACCAGTAGTTGTACCTGTAGCTACAAAGTTCTCGCCTACTGCATTATTAGTAGCACCTGATAAAGTAAAGTCAGAATCTCCTACACTAACAATAGTATAAGTAGTTCCTGCTACAAGGGCTGTAGCATCTACAGTTGCAGTAGTTACCGCAGAAGCACCACGTAAGTCAGTGATGATGTCCGTATCAACTTGTTTAGCTAGTGCGAAACCGGCATCGTCAGTGTAGAACTTACGCATAGAGCTAAGGGCTTGTAGAGATGCAATATCTTCGATGTACATTGACCATTCATAGTGCTTGTCGATAGACACTAAGATGTCATTAGCTGTATCTGTGATAGCTGTTACATTGGTATCCGCTCTCTTCTGAGATGCAGTGCTGCGGCCTGGCTGAGGAATGTGAATTGAATCACCTTTCTTGCCCGCGTGGTTTAAGTTATTAACTAGGTTAGCCATTACCAAGTTAGATTTGTATGTTGCTACTACTTCATCAGACCAGATTTCTGGGATGAATTTAGTACCTGTTGTTGTAGTCATATTTGCCATTTTATATTCTCCTTTAGATTTTACGCCCCATCACTAAATGCAATGAGGACAATAGCATAGTATTTTTAAGTGACCCTTCCATCCGCATAAGCCGCATAGATTTCACTCTGTAACGACTCATACTTTAAAGGGTCTTCCATTCTTAGGCGGATTAAGTCGGCTCTTCTGAACTCCTTTCCTCCACCTGTTGAACCTGTAGAGGACCTAGATTCTGTAGTCGCTGTCTTAAGCTTGGATTGTCTATCCTCTTCTGCTGCCTGTCGAACTTCTTGAGTCTTCGAGACCATAGAACGGTCCTTCCAATTATTCAGTAATTCATCAGCTGCATCGTAGTTATAGGAATCTGCTGCCTGGAACAGTTGCATACGAATTGGGCTCTCTTTTACCCAGTCTTGGAACTTAGTGTCTTGCACTACGTCACCAAAATCTGGATGGCTCTGTTCTAGATGTGCCTGAGCAGAAGCTTGTACTTGCTGCTGTTGGAACTTCTGGAACTCTTGGAACTTAGGATGATTCTCAATCGCTTGATTTACCGCTTTATTCGGGTCATCGAAGAAATCCATCCCTCTGTCCTCTTCTTGTCTATCTGAGGATTGTTGTTGAGGATTAGACTGATTACGTGAGACTTCTGCTTGAAGGAAACTATCCGATAGCTTTCTTAATTCTCCAACTTCCTGAGCCTTGCGCCCCATTTCTTGTTCGAGATTCTGATAACTATCTATAATTTCCTCTGTACTCTTACCAGCAAACTTATCAGGTATAACATATTCTTTAGACTCTTCCGAGGCTACCGCATCTATTAAGTCTGTTACGTCTGTTGTTGGTTGTACTTCTGCTACTTCCGTCACTGCTTCTACAGTGTCCTCTACTACTATATTACTCATCTTTAGGTCTCCGTCCTGTTAGGGATTATGAAGTTATATATAAAATGGAGCTGAGACTATAAGTCCAGTTCTTCCATCGCTAGTTTTGTTGTATCTCCTAATCCAATTACTTGGCGTAGGATTGACAACTGACCCTTGGCGAACCAAAGGTCTCTTTCGTTCTCAACAGAATCTAAAGAGTTGATGTTCTTAGATAGAGTATCTAGTTCTTCAACCAGGTCTATCCACCCATCCCTCTCTATTAGTGAGAGTCTGTTGTAATAAAAGTCTTTATCTGAAACAGACATTAGTTATAGCTTGTCTTCATAGCATTAGCCATATTGAGAATAGTCTCTGATTTTAGATGTTCTACTTCAGGAATGTTTCTCATTGTTTCTGAGTGTGTATTTTGGGTTTCTGCTCTAAGCTTATCGATTGAAGCCATTTCTTTCTGTAGTGAAAGCAAGCGTTCCTGAATATCAATTTCATTTGGTTGTTTAGTACCTGCTTCGGCAGCATTCTTCATCGCCTTAGTCTGTTCTTCTTGTGCTTCTGCTAGAGTCTTCTGTATATCGGCTTTCTTCTGTTCCATCTCTAGCTGCATATGCATTTGCTGCATCTGTTGCTGCTGTGGATTAGGTTGTTGTGCCTGCATAAGAGCATTTACAATATCATCCCTGTTCTGCATACTAGAGTTCTGGAATACAGACACCATAAGTATGTTGAAAGCAGGAGAGTCCTTAGGCACAGACTGCAACATAGATACCATCTGCTGCATCTCTAGTTCTTTAGCCATAATTCCCATAGTAGAGTAAGGAACGAACTTATAATCAGATACAGGGTAACGCTCAACATCGAATTGAATCTTTCTCCACATAGTTTTGTTAATCATAGGGATTAAGAATGTATTCTGGAAGTTCATCAAGGTACGCTTCTGTCTCTTAATGGAAGCCGATTGCATCATAGACATACCTGAAGAGGTAGCTCTATCAGGGGAGCCTGCATCAGAAGAACCAGTGCCCATCTGTACCATATTCTGTAGGGTAGCTACTTGATTGGCTGTCTGTGGGTCTGTTTGACCTAACGTAAGAGGCATAATAGCCGTGCGTGGGTCACCATTAGTTAGGATAGTCTTGCCAGGTCTTACCTCTAGCTTCAATCCTCTAGGCAATCTGGTGGCATCTGCTGCCATCATCGGTGTAGTTGTTAGTGCTAGCGAGTCAATACGTGCTCTCATCTCTGCATCTAGTGCTTTCTGTGGGTTGTATCCCTTCTCACATACACCACGCCCCCAAAACTTGTTAGGTACTATGTCGTGCTGGTAAGAGATGAAAGGTCTATCTCCCATCATAAACGGATTCTCTTCGGCACGTAGGATGTAGGTATCATTGGCAATAGTAACTACTGCCTCTACTAACTCATCGTCATTATACTCAAAATCATCCTGGTCTTTCTTCTTATTTAAGAACTTCTTAGGTACTTTACCCCAGTATTCTGTAATCTTAATTTGGTCTGAGGCATCCCTACTAGAATATTCAGGGTCAAAGCCTACCGGTATGATGTTCACATCTGCCTCTATGTCCACCTTTCTGTAGACACCCTTCTCCATCCCTTCGGAAATAATATAACGTGGCTTATATACCTCGTGAGCTACGCCTAGTGCCTCATCGATGGAAGCAGCCGCAGGGTCAATTAAGAACTCCTTAGGTGAGACAGCTTCTACGCTGACATCCACCGAAGTATACTCCTGAATTTCTCTGACCGTAGCTAATGTTCCTTCTACTGGAATCTCGGAAGGTTTACGCTTAGTCTTCTCTTCTGTTATAATCTTTCCGATGCCGGTACCATAGATAGCACCATTGAGGAAGACCTCACATAGTGCATCCTTTGCTCCTGCTTCTTCTAAATCTTCTTGGAGAAGGTTACGTATTACTGCTGTGTCACTTTTGTCCTTGTCTAGTGAGTCATCTTGAATATCGAACCACTTACCCCTTCCGAATGTGGCCTCTTCAATCTCAGCTACTGAGGATTCTACTGCTTGTTGTAAGGCGGGAGAGATTAATCTAGATTTTTCACTCTCTCTATTCCTATCCTCATAAGCCCAGATGCCTCTCCATAGTCGATAGTATTCATCCCACTTAGTTAAGTAGTTATTGTTTCTGTGTTGTTTCCACGCTTCTAATCTTGTGTTTAGCCATCCAGCTAACGCCTGATAATCTCTCTCTTCGTTATACATATATTTTAATATCCTGCAACATCATCATAAGGTTCCCAATCATCTTCTAATTCAATAGTGTGCATAAAGTCTGCTACACTCACCTGGTCTATATAAGCCAAGGCATCTATAATATCATCGTGAGTCCCTTTAGTGGGGAACTCTAGTAACTGTGTCTCTAAATCCTTGGTGTATCTAGGGTCAGGATTAAATATAATCTTACCGTGTTCTAATCTTCCCTGTAGGGCCCACGTAATTCTGTCTGTCTTCTTTTTACCACCGTGTGTTACGTCAGTAATAGGCACCCATCTACCCATACTCCTCATCTCATCCTCTAGATAGGGAAGGATTGCGTTCTTTAGTGCGCCTGCTTCAATACCTACAGTAGTCGCTTGATTCTCAATAGCCGAAGATAGAATCTTCTTAGCGGTTTCTTTAATGGACCAACGACCGTGAAGTATAGATTTAACCCACCAAGTATCGCCATCGATTTTAACGATAGCAATCGCTGTTTCATCGAGCTTAGAGCCTTTGATACCTCTTTCTTTCTCGACAGACTCATATCCTGCAGGGTCGACAGCGATGACATAATTACCATCCTTAGGCTCTTCATCATCATACTTCAACCACTCCTCTTTAAAGATACCACCTGTGAATGACACAAAGCTGGCCTCGAACTCCTGTCTGAAAGCCTGGGTAGACATAGTACGTCTAGCTACTTCCACTTCCTTAGGGTCAATCAAAGGGTTATCCACAGAATTAAACTGCCACGTCTCCCAATCCTCATCCTTCCCTGCATCCTGAAACAAATCATAGAAATGATTCTTACCTGCAGGGGTACCAATAAATAATGCACCGCCTTTTACATCAGCTAGGGTAGGTCTAATGATTTGTTCCCATACTTCTACCTTCATAGAAGCATACTCATCTAGTACTACATAAGCTAGACCTACACCCCTTAAGGTATCTGGCCTATCTGACCCCTTTAGACTAATTCTCCTACCGTTAGTTAGAGTCATAGTGGCTGTATTCTCGTGAGTAGACTGAATTAACTCAGTACCTTGGAGCAACTCTTTCAACATAGTCCACATAATGTCTTTAGCCTGTTGGAAGGTAGGGCCTATATAGAAGACATCCTTACTCTCAGACTGTAGTGCCTTAATAATTAATATCCAGGCAGCCAATCTAGACTTACCGAATCGTCTTCCCGCAGAAACTACCTTGAATCTAGCGTCAGAGTTAAATATCTCTAACTGTGCAGGATGTAACTTAACGTCCAGTTCCATTAAACGGTAGAGGCTACCTTAACGATAGTCTCCTCTAGTTGTCCTTCTTCTATTATGACACCTTCCTCATATTCTAGAGGTTTCTCTGCTTCGGCTTCTATAACTTTAGCTTCTAGACCACCTACGTTGATGACAATATTACCACTCTTCTCTGAAGACCTAAGCTCTACGGCTTTAGTTGTAGGTAAGATTCTATCCATACACATCTTAAGACAAGTACGGTCACCTTCAAGTGCCATCTCAATGACCTTCTCTACAATCTCTGGTCCCTTAGTAGACATTAACTCTCTACTCAAGGCAGTATACTTATTTAGACTACCCTTAGGCCGGCCATTGGGATTCATAGCGTGGCCCTTCTTCATCATAGGGTTGCCTTTATTCAGTCTTCGTTTATCATCGGGTCTCATAGTGCCTCTTTTTATTTGACATAAAAACAAACCTAACTTAAGACTAATCTTAGATACCTTAAAGTTCTTTCCTTATGAATAACTATACTGGTTATTACTTTAGGAATAAAACCTTACTGCTACTAGAAGTGTGATGATTAAAGAGTTGTCTGAGTGTTAGGCTCTTCAGGTTGAATCTTTAGTAGTAACTTTAAGAACTACTATACTAATATTATACCATACTTTACCTCCAAAGTCAATAGATAGGTGATAATAAAGTTTACCTCGTTCCCTTCCCGCAAGTGTACTCCCACATATAGTAGTTCACTTCCATTATAACACTAGATGTAGTATTTAATTAGTTCAATACCTCCCATCCTAAATCCTCTCCCATCTGATTATGAGTGTCTCACGGGATATATTTGGTGTCTTTTGAGCCTCCCCTAGGGGTTTTCGGGTGACACAGACACGCTAGGTGACACGCGCGAAACACAGAAGAGAATACTAACGATTGTGACTATAGACCCTATATAAATACATACGTACCTACATAACAGCGTTATGTCACGACTAAAAATTAATTATAAAATGATCAACACAGCACCGCACAGCCTGATATAATAGACACATACCAACGGCACTTTAGACCCGAGGTATTATAGGTCAAATTGACCAAAGGATAAAATAAAATGACAAAGAAGACAAAAACAACAAATAAGACAAACACAGTAGTCAAGGCAAAAACACCGACTAAAGCAACTGTATCAGATGCTGACATAGTATCGGGTGTTTACGATGCTATTAATGCCACAGTGAAAGAGGGTAATTATGTAGCATCAATGGTAGCAACCGAAATGTCAAGCGTAAAGGGGCGCTCAAGACTTCTAAAAGTTGCTATATTAATTAAGGCAGATGCTATGAAGTTACATAAAAAGACTTCAAAATATCCACAGTGGAACGTACTAAAGACTCAGATTAGCCGTTGTAGTGATACACTAAGCCTTAAAGGCGCGGGTGATAAACAAGACGTTGAAAT